CTATTGGTGTAGGTGGAGCGCTCGCAGGACGTGGAGCTGATTTGTTTATTATTGATGATCCTCATTCAGAGCAGGACGCGAAACTAGGTAAACCGGATGTGTTCCTGCCCGCGTGGGAGTGGTTCCAGTCTGGACCGATTCAACGTTTGATGCCTGGTGGAGCGATTATTGTGGTGATGACTCGCTGGAGTAAATTGGACTTAACAGGTCAGATTGTTAATCAGATGATTAAGAATGATGATGTTGATGAGTGGGAGGTTGTAGAGTTTCCGGCTATTATTGAAGATAAAAATGGAGAAGAAAATTCACTCTGGCCTGAGTTCTGGCCGCTGGAGGAATTGCAGTCTAAAAGAGCTAGTCTTGATCCGCGTTATTGGCAGGCACAATATATTCAAAACCCCACAAGTGAAGAAGGAGCCTTACTAAAAAGAGAATGGTGGAAGACATGGGAGTTTGATAAACCGCCCCCTTGTGAGTTTATTATCATGAGTTTGGATGCGGCGCAGGAGAAAAATAACCGTGCCGATTACAATGCGTTAACAACATGGGGTGTATTTTTTAATGAAGAAGTTGATAATTATAATATTATATTGTTAAATGCTATAAAGAAACGTCTAGAGTTTCCCGAACTTAAAGAATTAGTGTTACAAGAGTATGCTGATTGGGAACCTGATGCGTTTATTGTGGAGAAGAAATCTAACGGAGCAGCTCTGTATCAGGAGATGCGACGTATGGGTATACCAGTGGGAGAGTTTACGCCGGGTAAAGGGCAAGACAAAATCAGTAGAGTGAACTCTGTGGCTGATTTATTCCATTCTGGTATAGTGTGGGCCCCTGAAAAAAGGTGGGCTCAGGAAGTTATTGAAGAATGTAATGACTTTCCAAGTGGTGCAAATGATGACTTAGTTGACTCCACTACACTAGCTATTGCTAGGTTTAGACAAGGTGGGTTTATTAGACTGCCTTCAGATGAAAAAGATGAAACGCAGTTGTTCAGAAGTCCAAGAGAAAAACGATTATACGCAATTTAAGGATTAATTATGGCAGACGTAGATAAAAGTCTTTACGCATTACCAACAAGTGTAGAAGAAGAAGCTGTTGATGAAGAAGCAATAGAGATTGAAATAGAAGACCCAGAAAGCGTAACTATTACCGCTGGTGATACCGAATTAACCATAGACCCCGATGCTGCCATAGATGATTCCTTTAATGACAATTTAGCTGAAGAAATGGATGAGCAAGTTCTGGATGAAATAACCAGTGAATTGCTAGGTGAATTTGAGTCTGATGTTAATTCTCGTAGAGATTGGCTAGATACTTATGTAGATGGTTTAGAGTTATTAGGACTTAAACTTGAAGACAGGTCAGAACCTTGGGAAGGCGCGTGTAATGTTTTCCATCCGTTAATGACTGAGGCGTTAGTTAAATTCCAAGCTGAAACTATGATGGAGACTTTTCCAGCTACAGGCCCTGTTAAATGCCAGATTATTGGCCAAGAAACCAAAGAAAACATAGACGCATCTCAGCGTGTTAAAGAAAACATGAACTATCAGCTTATGGAGCTGATGCCTGAATATCGTCCTGAGCATGAAAGAATGTTATGGGGCTTGGGTCTTGCCGGTAACGCGTTTAAAAAAGTTTATTATGATAGCAATCTTGCAAGACAAGTATCTATATTTGTACCCGCTGAAGATATTGTAGTTCCTTATGGTGCTTCCAATTTAGAAACTGCTCAGCGCGTAACTCATGTTATGCGTAAGACTAAAAATGAAATGAGAAAGTTACAGGTTTCTGGGTTTTATAGAGATATAGATATTGGGGAGCCTAGTTATGATTTAGAAGAAGTAGAAAAGAAAATAGCTGAAAAAATGGGTTTTGATGCTACCACAGACGATAGATATAAAATCTTAGAAATGCATGTGGACTTGGATATAGAGGGATATGAAGATAAAGACAAAGACGGAAAGAAAACCGGAATAGCTATACCATATGTAGTTACTATAGAAAAAGGTTCAAGTGCTATTTTATCTATAAGGCGTAATTGGGACCCTGTTGATCCGGGTAAAATAAAACGTCAGCACTTTGTGCACTATGGGTATATTCCTGGCTTTGGTTTTTATTGTTTTGGGCTTATTCATTTAATTGGTGCTTTTGCTAAGTCAGGTACTATGATTCTTAGACAATTAGTAGATGCTGGTACTTTATCTAATCTTCCGGGTGGGTTTAAATCCAGAGGACTTAGAATTAGAGGAGATGATACGCCTATAGCTCCAGCTGAATGGCGTGATATAGATGTTCCTGCAGGGACTTTGAGAGATAATATTTTACCACTTCCTTATAAGGAACCTAGCCAAGTATTAAATTCATTAATGAATCAAATTATTGATGAAGGGCGTAGGTTTGCTAGTGCCGCTGATATGAAAGTTTCGGATATGTCTTCTCAAGCTCCTGTGGGCACTACACTTGCTATTCTAGAACGAACTCTTAAAGTTATGTCAGCTGTTCAAGCACGTATTCACTATGCTATGAAAGCTGAGTTTAAATTATTAAAAAATATTATTAGAGATAACACTTCTGCAGATTATTCTTACGAACCTGTAGATGGCAATAGAGCAGTTAAACAAGAGGACTATAATTCAGTAGAAATAATACCTGTATCTAACCCTAACGCAGCTACGATGTCTCAGAAAGTAGTACAGTATCAAGCTGTAATGCAGATGGCTCAGGCCAATCCTGCTATTTATGATTTGGTGCAGTTAAACAGAGAAATGTTAGAAGTATTAGGGATTAAGAATATAGATAAGTTAGTTCCTGAAAAAGATGATATTGATATGTTAGATCCTGTTGCAGAAAACATGAATATGATAAATGGCAAACCAGTTAAGGCATTTATAGAGCAAGACCATGAAGCTCACATAAAAGTACACATGGCGTTTGCTCAGGATCCAAAACTAAAACAGTTAGTTGGTCAAAGTCCTAACGCTGCTACTTTTCAATCAGCTATGGAAGCACATGTAGCGGAACACATAGGTTTTGCATATCGTAGGCAAATGGAAGAACAATTAGGAGTACCACTTCCACAACCAGAACAACCATTACCACCCGATGCTCAAAATGATGTAGCTAGACTTTCTGCCGCTGCTGGTGAGCAATTATTACAAAAAAACACTGCTGAAATACAGCAACAACAAGCGCAACAACAAGCGCAAGATCCTCTTATTCAAATGCAACAAGCTGAATTACAAATTAAACAACAAGAGGCTCAAACTAAAGCTCAAAAAGTAATGGCTGATATTGAGCTTGATAAAGAACGTTTAGCGATTGAAGTACAAAAAGGACAATTAGATCGCATGGAAATGGAATCTCGTGAACGTATAGAAGGAGCTAAATTAGGGGCTCAAGCTGTAGAAAAAGATAAGGATTTACAAGCTAAACAGTTAATAGAAGGTGCTAGATTAGGTGTAAAAGTAGTACAAGAAGATAAAGCCAGAGAAGATAAAACTCATGATGTTAAATTAAAAGAAAGAACTAAGAGGAAAGATACTAAAACACAAACCGAAGGGTGATTATTATGCAAGAAGAAACGTTAAAACTTCTATCTGATAAAATAGAAGAGAGACGCAAAGAGATGTTAGAAAGTTTAGGAGATGGTACAGCAGATAATTTTGGAGCTTACCAACACGCCTGTGGTGTAATAAGAGGCTATCTTATAGTGCAGTCCTTGATTGCTGAAGGACTTAGATCATTGAAAGAGGAGGATGAATATGAGTGAAATCATAGCTCCTCAACATATTATAGATGAACAAAAAGAGTTAGCTCAATTTGATGAACCACCACCGGAAGCCGATGTAGATTACGTAGAAAAAGCTACGCAACTACCGCAAGTTAAAGGGTTTAGGCTTTTGTGTGCTGTTCCTGAAGTAGACGCTTCTTATGAAAGTGGTATTATAAAAGCGCAAAAGACTAAAACTATTGAAGAACATTCTACAGTTGTACTTTTTGTAATGAAGTTAGGAGATATGGCATATACAGATAAAAGTCGTTTTCCAACTGGAGCATGGTGTAAAGAAGGTGATTTTGTTATAACTAGAGCATATTCGGGCACTCGTATCAGAATTCATGGTCGGGAGTTCCGCATTATTAACGATGATACTGTCGAGGCGGTTGTAGACGACCCTCGCGGGTATGAACGCGCATAGGAGATTAAAATGAGTGATCAAATTATTAACGAAATCCCTGCTGAATTAGAGGGGGAAGAAGTAGAAGTAAAAATGGAAGGGACAGAAAATGTAGAAGTTGCTCCTCCCAATGCTATAGAAAAAGTAGAACAGGAGCCTAAACTTCAAGAAGAAGATTTATTAGTTGAAGAAGAAGATGACACGCCGATTGAGGACAGAAATAGAGATCCTCTTCCCCAAAAAGTAGTAGATGAAATAGAAAATGACACGCTAGAAGATTATTCAGAGCGTGTTAAACAACGTATGGCGCAGCTTAAAAAAGTGTGGCATGACGAAAGAAGGGCAAAAGAAGCAGCGGAAAGAGAAAAAGAAGAAGCAGTAAGATTTGCTAGAAATGTTAGTGGTGAAAACAATAACCTCAAACAAACATTAAGTGTAGGGGAAGAAGAATACATAAAGGCCCTTCAAGACTCTTCAAAACATGAAATGGAAGTAGCTAAACGTAATTATAGCGATGCTTATGAAACAGGAGAAACTGATCTTATTGTAGAAGCTCAAACTCAAATGAATGAGGCTCAATACAAATTAAATAGAGCTGAATCGCTAAAGCCTAAATATTCTAAGCAAAAGGCTTTACAAGATAATGAAAAAGGTGTAAAAAATGAATTACAACCTAGAGTACCCGTACCAGATGCTAGAGCCCAGGAATGGCAAGCAAAAAATAACTGGTTCGGCAAAGATGAAGAGATGACTAGCTTAGCTTTAGGATTGCATGAAAAGTTAGTCAGGTCAGGAATTGACCCTTCTTCGGATGTTTACTACCGTCGTATAGATGAAACGATGCAAAAACGGTTCCCAGAA